CCATCTCGCAACGGGAAAACCGCGGCAAGCTCCGGCGAACGGTGGAGCTTTTTATCGTCATTCAGCGCCGGCTCTGGGATGAAGACGAGGACATCGAGGAACTCTTGCAACTGGCCGAAGAGATTGAGACGTTTCTCAACGGGCGGACCGTCGGTGGGCGATTCACCTGCACCCAGATCGAAATGGACCCGGCCTTTGTGATTGAGCATGTGGATCAGATGGCCCTCTTCACGACGGTCATGACTTCAACCTGGGTGGTGATAAAGCAGTAAGATGCTTCAGTTTACCATAAAACAGGCAAAAGACTTCTTTTTCGACCGGCAGGCCGTCATCTCGGCGGTGGATAAGGCCAGTCGGAAGGTCTTCACACGGAGTGGGGCCCTGGTCCGTGGGATCGCCCGAAGGAGCATGAAACAGGTGCGGCCCAACGCCCCGCCCGCCCCGGCAGGCTCGGCTCCGCGAAGCCGAAAAGGCTTACTGAAACGTTTCATGTTTTACGTCTTTGACCCGGCCAGTAAGACCGTGGTTGTTGGGCCGGCCTTGCTGCCGGGGCGTCGCCGCAATGTGACGGTGCCCCAAGTCCACGAGCATGGCGGCGCGACCCGGACCGTGGTCCGCGAAATCCGCTGGGAGAAAGGCCGCCGCAAGGTCATTAGACGCAAGGCCGGTGTGACCTATCCCCGGCGACCCTACATGGAACCGGCCCTGGAGAAGGTCCGCCCCCAACTGCCCCAATTCTGGAAGGATGTCCTAAACCGATAAGGAGACGATCACCATGTCCATTGCCTCCGTTGTCCTCGGGCTGAACGCCAAGCTTTACCGTAACACGGGAACCCAGGAAACCCCCACCTGGACCGAGATCGCGAACGTCAAAGACGTAACGCTCAACCTGGAAAAAGGGGAGGCCGACGCCACCACCCGGGCCTCAAGCGGCTGGCGGCAGACGGTGGCCACGCTGAAAGAGGCGACCGTCGAGTTCGAGATGGTGTGGGACCCCAGCGACGAGGGATTCCAGGCCATTAAGGACGGCTTCTTCAACAATACCGCGATTGACATCGCTGTCATGGATGGACCGCTCCCACCTGCCTCCGGCGAAACGTCTCAAGGCCTGCGGGCCCAATGGGCCGTGACCAAATTCAGTCGGAACGAACCACTGGAAGAGGTGCTGACGGTGTCCGTGTCGATCAAACCGACCTACGGCTCGGTGCCCGAATGGATGATTGAAACCGGGATTTAATAAGGAGAAATCAAACTCATGAAAACGTTCCGTGACGCCATTGGGCGAGAGTGGCGGATCACCCTCAATATCTACACCCTGACCCGCATCCGCGATGGGGTGGGCCTCAACCTGTCCCGACCCGGGCAAGACCTGGCCGGGGTGATTGGCGATGATTTGACCTTCGCCGCGATCCTCTGGGAGATGGTTCGCGATCAGGCCAAACAACTCGGTTTGTCGCAAGAGCAATTCCTGGCCAGTCTCACCGGGGAGGTCCTGGAACAGGCCAAACCGCTCTTTGTGGAGGAACTGGTCAGTTTTTTCCCGAAGCTCCGCCCCGTCATGGAGACGATGCGGCAGATCGAGGAGACCTACAGTCAGGCCCTGGTAGCGGAGATGGAACGACTCAAGGCCGAGGCCCAGGACCCGGAGAAGATTCGCGAACAGATTCGCCGGCAGATCGAGCAGGAGATGAAGGCGGGATAGATATTTGGGCTGAGATTTACCGTTTGGCCGGGATCATCGGGATCGACCCGGGACCGTTCACGCTGCGGCAATTGGTCTGGATGGCCGAGGGTCGCCGCGACTTTTTCTGGGATCAGACGGCCCATGTCTTGTGTTACCTGTATAACGCCCATCGCAGCCCGAAATCGCCGGCCCTCATGCCCGCGGACTTTCACCCATTCGCAGATAAGCGGAAACGCCGTATGAAAAAACGTCTCCCGCAGGTTGGAATCGAGGCCTTAAAGGTCTTTTTGCCGAAATCGACGAGGGGGAATCATGGCAACGCCCGGTAGTATCCGTGCCGGAAAGGCCTATGTCGAGATCGGGGCGATCACCGCCCCGCTGGAGGCGGCTTTGCGCAAGGCCTCGATGACCCTCAAGGCCTGGGGGAGTCAGGTCCAGTCGATGGGGCAACGGGCGATGCTGGCCGCCGGGGCGATGGCCGCCCCCGTGGCCCTCTCCGGCCGGGTCTATGCGGGCTTTTCGGACCAGATGAAGGCGGTGCAGGCCGTCTCCGGGGCCACCGCGGCCGAAATGCGGATGCTCACCAACACCGCCGAAGAATTGGGCCGGACGACGAGTTACACCGCCGCCCAGGTTGGTGAAGCGATGCTCAATCTCGCCCGCTCGGGCTTTCGGCCCCAAGAGATCAAGAGTGCCATCAGTGGCATCCTCGCCTTGGCAACGGCGACCGGGACGGACCTGGCCTTGGCCGGCGACATCGCCGCCGGGACCCTACGGGCTTTCAATCTGGAGGCGAGCGAATCCCAACGGGTGGCCGACGTTCTCACCGCCACGGCCAACAACTCCGCGCAAACACTGGAGGACCTCGGGGAGGCCATGAAATACGTGGCTCCCGTGGCTCAGGAATACGGCCTCACTCTGGAAGAGACCGCCAAGGCTGTCGGGGCCTTGGCCAACGTCCAGATCAAAGGCTCGATGGCCGGAACGTCACTTCGGCAAATGATGGTGGCCCTCGCTGATCCGGGGATTCGGGCCAAGATCGAGGCCTTGGGGGTGTCTGTCACCGACGCCACAGGTGGCTTCCGTAAGGATTTTGGCAAGATGCTTTTGGAGCTGGGGGAGGCGATGAAGTCGCTCCCCGCCCCGGAGCGGTTGGCCCTCTTGTATGAACTCTTTGGCCAGCGTTCGATGGCCGCCGCCGCCAAACTCGCCGTCTCCAACTTCCAAGGCCTCAACGACGCCATCGACAACGCGGCAGGCAGTGCCAAGCGGGCCGCCGAGATCATGGACTCAGGCCTAGGTGGGGCCTGGCGGAGGCTCACGTCGGCCTTGGAAGGTGTGCAGATCGCCATCGGCAAAGTGGTTGAGCAAGCCATTTCACCCCTCATGGACGCGCTGGGCAACGTCCTGGTCCAGGTGGCACAATGGATTAACGCCAACCGGGCCGCCGTGATGGTGGTCCTGGGTGCGGTGGCTGCGGTGGGGACACTGGGGACCACCCTCTTCGCCGCTGGACTTGCGATGAAGGCCGCAGGCGTAGCCCTGGGTGCCCTGGCCGCCGCGATAAAACTGGTGACGGTGGCCTTCACCGTGATGCAGGCCGCAGTAACGGCCCTCCTCTCACCAATCGGGCTCCTTGTGGCAAGCATTGTTGGGATCGGGGCCGCGGCCCTCTATATCAGCGGGGCCTATAAGCCGCTCTTCGCCTATCTCGGACAGGGCTTCCAATGGATCGCCGACATCGCCGGCAAGACATGGAAAGGGATCTCCGACGCCCTGGCCGCTGGTAATCTGGCACTCGCCGCGGAGATCGGTCTGAACGGCCTCAAAGTGGCCTGGTACGAGGCCTTGATCTGGATTCAGGAACGCTGGATCGGCTTCAAGGCCAAGATTCTCGACATCTGGTACAGCGCCGTCTATGGGATCGCTCAGATGGCACTCACCGGCTTCGCCGCTCTGCAAACCCTCTGGGCGAATGTGCAAACCGGCTTCCGCACGGTCTGGGCCTACACGATGAAGTTTCTGGGGGACGCCTGGGACCATTTCGTGACAAATCTGCTGCAATCATTTCTCGATACGATCCAGGCCATGCCGGGTGGGAACACGATCATGACGGCCTTCCCCGGGATCAGGGCCGCCGCCGCATACCTGCGGGGGAAGGAAGTCGAGGAGCGGGCCAAACAGCGGGCCGCCCAACTCCAGGAGACGCTCGGACAGATCGAGAAGGAGGGGGCCGCCAAGCGGCAGCAAATCGACCAGGAGCTTATGGATTCCTTGATCACGCTGGAAGAAGACCGCAAGCGGGCGGTGGAGCAGGCCGGGTCCGTCTCGGAGGAAGACAAACGCCGGCTGGCCGAGCTGAAGGCTAAGGCCGACGCCGCCCGCAAACGACTCGACGAACTCACGAAGGAAGCCGAACTCGCTCGGGCCGAAGCCGAAAAGCCCCCGGAGATGCCGGAGCTTCCCGAGACCCCGCAACTGGAAGAGAAACTCGCGGCAGCCGGCGCGAAACCGGCTGGTATTGGTGGTGGAGGCACCGCGGGGACCTTCTCGGCCCTTGCCGTGCGGGGCTTGGCCGTCGGCGGTCCCTTGGAACGGATCGCGAAATCCTCCGAGGAAACCGCCGAGAACACCAAACGGATGATTAGACTCCTGGACGAGGACGAGGCGGAGTTCACATG